CAAACTTTATATTCTCCTTGTTGTTTAAAAGGTATCTCAACACCTTCAAAAAATCTAAATGCAACAGGATCCTTAAAAGGATATACACCATTAATTAATACATTTTCTATACCTTGTATCATCTTCTAACAAACCTCCACTTAATTGCAAGTCTAGTCTCATCACCATAATAAGGATTTGCTCTATGCCTTAAATGTGATGGCATTATAAACAATGCGTTCTTCTCAAATCTATGTTTCTTCTTACCTTCTATCTGTAATTCTCCACCTTTTGTACTATCACCTTTTAAATATAGTATTGCAGTAATCTCATTATTCTTATCGCTATCTGTATGATAACCTATTATATTCTTATTCTCGTCTTTAGTGTTTGTAGAGATAATATATCTGACAATCAAAGGACCTAAATCAGGATAATTTAAACGACATATTGTATCTGTCCATTCAAAATTATCATCTAACTTCGTGTGTATATTCTTTTCATATAACGGCAGGTCTAACTTATTAATTGCGTTTAATAAAGTATTACCTTCTGTCATAGTTAAGACATTACGCTTGATTAACATTTTTTATCTCATTTTCATAAGGCGTCATTTTGATATAATGCAAACCATTTGCATTTAATATATCTTCACCATTTCTTTTCATCTTTTGACAATGTGCCTCTACAACTCCTTTTTCTTTGTAATCTTTTATTGTTTTTCTACACCCATTACAAATACTAAACATAGGACAACCATAACAACTCTTTTTCATAGTTGTTAATTTTAAATCATCTTGCAAAGGTGTAAAAAACTCACCTTGCATTTCTCTTTCAAAATCTATCTCTTTATCTTTATCATCACCGAAAGCACCACAACTATAATAGTCGCCATCTGGTTGTAAACATCTTATACCCTCATCACACTTTCTACTTAACGGACAACTCGTATGTTCAGTCTTAATTGTTGTCATCATTTGTTTTGTATTGAACTCCCAAGGTGAAAGTCCCATACGCCAGATATCAACATATATCTTATATATGTCTGATAATAAAAATGGATTTTTCTGTTCACCACTTGCCATTGCATAGTTTAGTTTACACTCAACACCTGTTTTCTCATAACGCCAGAAGTTATGTAAAGTGCCTTCAGGTTCATTATTGTTTGACATCTGTTTTGCAAGTCTAACATTTTTGATTGCGTTGTGTACATTTTCTTCTGTAATAACTGATATAAAGTCAGGTCTATAACCACAATATTCTAACATTGCGTCTGAACACTTCCAAAAGTCTTCTTCTGTAAATTCTGTAAAGTCACCTTTCAATCTACCACCACCATATTGAAAAGAAGTTGTGATACCTACTCTATCATTATTAAATAAGTCAACCCAACGACCTGGTTTCTTATAGAAAGGCCATAAGTTTGTTGTAAGTGCAAGTGAAGTATCGTAACCTTTATTATCTAACCATTCAATAATCTTCCAGTAGTAATCAGGTGCCATCATCAATGGGTCACCACCATTTACGATAATAGTTTTTGTTTCAGGAAACCTTTCTAAAAAACGAAATATCTGGTCGTGTTTTAACCAGTTTTTCTTTTCATTAGTCAATTGTGTACTTGAACAAAAAGTACATTTGAAATTACACAATTCAGTAGGTTTTATTATTAGGTCCATAATCCTATCCAGTTTAATCCTGTTTGACTTTCTTTGTTTCTAATCCAGTAATCACCACTATCATCTTTCTTAAAACCAAATTGTGTCATAATTTGATAGTGATATGGTTCTTTTTGTGCAGACATCTGGTTCATTGTTAGATGTACATAATCAAAATATGTTCCACTAGGACATATAATATCTTTATCTTTAAATAAGTTTATTGTTTCACACCACATTGTTCTTAATAATCTTCTTCTATATGTTGCGTCTTTTCTTTTCATATATCCTGCATACTTCATAGACCCACATATGATATGGTCTTTGTAAATATGAAACATACCTACACCTTTAATAAATGTATTAGGCGTTTTAGGTTGTACCCATTGTTTCTCGCCTATTGTTTGTTGTGCAACATTATATAATTCTATGTCTTCTTCTTTCGTACCTAACCACAAAAGAAAGTGTGCTTGTCTTTCACACAATCTAGGCATATAAGGTTTCTGTACAGGAAATCTATCTAGTTGTACTTCTATATTCTCTGGTAAATTGAGATTATTAGGTTGCAACAAGATTTCGTTGTACTCGTACATCTTCAATATATCTGTGCGTAAGTTTGTATACACACTCATTGAGTTCCTCCTTATATCTGTAATCGTGGTTCATAAAACAACCTAGTGTACATCTATCTAAAAATTCACAACTAGCACAATTATATTTTTCTAAAAAACTATTTTCTATTCTACTATTATCTTTTCTTTTTATTGGCGACTTATATTGACTTAATGATTTTTCATCTTGTACTAGATTACCACATTGACATAAAGTACCATCTGCTAATATAAGTTTTGATACTCTACAACTTGCAAAGTTTTTCTTATTGAAAATCCAATCTCTAACAGGATGTACATTAGGATATTTGTCTATACAATGTTTGAAAAATTTTAATAGTAATTCATCGCTAGGCATATTGTATTTTGCGTGTTCATCTGGCATATAATAATCAAAGTAGATATACTTACCACTCTTATAGAGATAGTCAAAGTATTCATCGCCTTGTTCTAAATAATATGTGATATTAGGTTTTGTAAGTAGACAAGAAAAACAGGTTACTTCATCACCCCAATATTCTACATTTGATTTAAATATCTCAAAATCTTTTTTATTAAATCTACCTCGTGGGTCATAACTAGTTGTTAATCTAGTTTCAATACCTTCTTGCCTAGACCAAGTTATTAAATCTAGTATCTGTTCATTACCTTGAGGTGTGGTTACTAAATTAGATACCCAATTAATTACACATTTCTTATTGTAATGGTCACATATCTTTTGTATACCTTTTACAAAAAGTTTATAACCTTCATTTAATTTCTTTGTGTAGATTGCAGGTGCAAAGACTTCGCCACCCATAACATTAAAGGTAACTTTTTGCATTAACTCTTTTGATATAAACTTCTCTACTGACGGAAGTTTATCTAATACATTTTCAGTACCGATAGTGTCTTCGTGGTTTTGCCAACAGAAAGCACAACGCAAATTACAAAATTCAAATAAATGAATAGTGTACTCTTGCTCTGGGTCTCTTTTTGGGTCTAATAAAAACTCTCGCATTTAAACTCCTACGAGTTTGCGAATAGTCTATACTTTCCTAAAGTGTCTGTATCGTCTGATTTTTTTAATGAGAATAGATATTGTAAAAAAGAATAGTTAATATTACCTATATCAAATCTCGGTATGTACGATAGACTAGATGGACTATTCACCGTCTCGGTTATGATTGTGTCAAAATCTGATTTAGAAAGAGTTGACTTAACTGCCTTGTCTAAATGGTTCATAAAGTAATCAGGACTAGGTGAATTTTGAAAGTCGTATAGGTCTTTGACTAATTCTTTTAGTGCAGTTTGTTTTTCACTTGACAAATTATCAATATTCATTATGTTGACAGCACCATTGTTTGCAGTAGGTTTCTCTACAAATACTTCACTATCAGCGAAAGGTGCTAAAGGTGTAATGCCTTCAAAGACATTATCAGCATTTAAGTTGACATCATCAGCAGTATAACCTAATGCTTCTTGTTGATTAGTATTTAACAGATTGAGAGCTGCACCCTCTCTAGCGTCTGTAAATACTTCTTTGTAAAATCTTTTTAAGAATTTTAAATATGTGTCTAATAATTTATCTTCGTGTGTATCGGCACCTGCAAAGTATTCGCCTAATAATAATTCTATTGATAAATTTAAATCCCACTCTTTGATAGTATCTAAATCTAAAGCACCTTGTACTCTAAAGTAACCTTTAACATCTCCTAGACCAGAATTTAATTGTGTCAAATCTAAAGTATGTGTAGGTTGCAATTGTGTATTTGCAATAATCTTTTCGTGGTGTAAATAGATATCTACATATTTTTGTATTGCGTCTTCGTCAGCGAAAGGCAACATAGTCTTTAACCATATAGTTACCAACTCTAAAAATGCCTGACTATCACAATATATAATAATCTTACCTAGAGAATTACTTTTTAATCTTACATCATTAAAGAAACCTATCATACCATTAAACTTCGTTTTCATTTCGTTAACGCTATGAGTATGATTAATTAATGTACCACGATAAGTTGTTTGTAGCTCTTGGTGCATTGCATTGCCTTTATCAGCAGATATAACATATCTGTTAGTATGACAATCAATACTATCGTCAAAAGTCATATAAACTTTATTAAACAGGTGTAGCATTTAGTACCTCTAAATCTTTTGTTCTTGCTTCTTTGTATTTCTTACTATCAAATTTACCTTCGGCAATCGCCCAAGTCATTAGAAACATAGGGTTTTCTTTAACACCCCAAAAGTCTAATAGACATTTGCCTTTAAACATATATTCTTTAAAGTATTTAGTATAGTTTTTAACAATTTTTTCTTCTGGTTTATTATAGTAGAAATAAAAATCTTTGTGTTTTAATAGACTAACAAAGTTGATACCTTTAGTATCTTCTGTTTCGTCTTTAGGATATAGGTCAACATATTCTTTAAATGCACCTTCTCCTACGATAGACATATTGTATAGTGGTAAACTTTCTAATTTACTTGCCCACTTATCAATAGTCTCTAAATTTTCTGATATAAATTTTGCGTTCTTAATTTCTTTTACTAGACCTTTATGTTCAAATAGAACAATCATAGCAGCCTTTTCTAGTAATGGTATGTTTACTAACATAGAACTCTCAAAATATTCTTTTAGTAATTCATCATCATAATTAGATAGGTCGCAAGGTATATCTAAATTACTTAAATATGTTAAGAACTGAGCACCTTTTAATGTACTCTTTTCGTAATCAATCATATAACTTTGTGTTTTATCTTCAAAGTATTTTTTTAAATCTTTCAATTCAATAGGTACAATAGTTTCAATCATTATCTTCTTCCTCTGGATCCGTGGCACGAACCGTGGCACGAACTATGACAAATTGTTTTTGATAGTGTGTAAGTATTTCCTCTTTCAACACCATAAGCACTTGCAAGAGAACTTAAAAAGTTTTCTAAATTACTATCGTCAATTACTTGACCTGCTTGTAAATTACTAGGTTGTGATGGGTTTAAGGTTACTCTTTGACTAGTTGTTAAGTGTGCGATTTCTGTTTGATTATATTGAGTACCTGCACCTGTCATTGATACAAACGCATTAGTACTCTTAATATTAGTATAGTTGTTCATTTCAGCTTTTAAAACACTATAAATTGTATTCGCTTGAATTAATTGTGCTGAACTACCTAGATTATTACCATTAATAGAAATAGTAACCGCTGATACTTCTGTCATTGTAGATACTGAACCAGTCGCACCTGAATTACTACCTGTTAATATATCGTTTTGAACAAAGTTAGTTTGTCCTGAACCTGGTACTACATTTCTTACTTTTAATACATTGTTTGAATAACTAACAACGGTACCTACGGTTCCTGAAATAGAACCTGTAACCGTTTCGTTAACACTAAAATTACCTGTTGCATTTACTAGGTTCAATTGCATACCATCAACTACTCCTCCGAAGTCAGACGCAGAAAAAGCACTATGTCCAGGTAAGTTATCTGTACCCCAAACAATATCTTTATCAGCCACATCTGTTACCACTTCTTTAAATCTATCTACAATGTTTTGAGCAGTAATCGGATTCGTTAAATTTACCATATCGCCTCACTTTTCTTTTGTGCCAGTTGTTTCATTAGAGATTTAGGGGCACCACATACATCGCCTTGCCATCCTAGTTGGTGACAATCGCCACCACAATATTTAAATACATCACATTCCCAACATTTTGGGTTTCTTGCTACTTCGCAAGCAATATTATTCAATCTCTTTGGATTATTTATAAGGTCTATCATAGGGTCATCCAGAGAACCGAAGTTAAACTCGGGACTTGCGTTAGGACAACCGCCTATTGTGCCTGTTGCGTTGAGTGTAAATAGTTTTTGTTCGCAATCACGGCAGAAAGTACCTTGTTTTGTGTTACCTGACTTAAATTTTGAGTAAATAGTTTCTAAAAATTCATTTTCAAACCAATCTCTTGCATTATATTGCTCTGATTGTTCGTGCATTTTCAAAAACCACTTGTCTTGTTCAATATTTGTTGGGAAAATTTCAGGATGTAAGTTAGCATTGCCGTTTCCAGTCAATCTTTCTAGTGCCATTTCAGAAACACCCAAGTCTTTTACCCATTGTAGTAGTTGTATGGGTTCAATATTGACCGTATCTTTGGTTACTGATATAAAAAGTTTGATTGTTATGCCTTCAGACAATAAAGTTTCAACATTTTTACGCCATAAGTTAGATTGTTTCTCATTTGCGAAACGAATATTAGGATCCCAACTAGTTCCACATCTATTTCCTAGTGGACCTTTCATAAAATCTATATGTTCTTGTTTTAATTTGAATACGAGATTAGAAGTAACCCCATAAGATTGATGTTCCCATAGACCTTTTGTTCTATCGTACACATATTGCATTTCAGATACAGGAACTAAAAAAGGTTCGCCGCCGTGAAACTCTAAATGTGCGATATCGTGTTTATGATAATTGAATTTTCTGAAATTGTGAAACCAATTTATGATTTTATTTGTATCCCAATATACTTTAGGACCGTTCTTACCTGAAGTGAAACAATGTTTACAATTTAGATTGCAGGTTTCGGTTGTTTTAAGATAAAACATCCAATTCATTAGACAACTCCGATACTTAACCCCCAAGTATCTGCTTCGTTATCTACATAATGATATTGACCTTCCTTGATATACACACCTTCATCAGCGTATGCTATCTTATTCTCTCCTTCAACATTTACTTTCTTCTTGCCTTTAACAACATACAAGTAAACATCTAGGTCGTCTTTATGTGATTTAAAACTAACACCTGGTTTTTGATTTACAAATAAATGTATATTACTTCTTTTCTTTCCAGTAATATTATGTACAACTTCGTCAACACACTCCGTTATCCATTTAGTTTCTTCTAAACCTTCCACCTTAATGGTTTTAAATCTCTCATACTCTCTCAACCATTCACCATAGGTCATATGTTCTTTGACCTCTCTATCTCTACCTTCTTCGTCAATGTAGAAAATCTGTCTTGCGTTATATCTATCGTGGGATTGAATTTCCTCTTTCAATCGGGAAACCCATAATTGCGTTTGTTCATCTGCCATAATATAATCTCCTATCTACCAACTAAGCACTCAACAAGTCTTTCCTCTTCTCTATCATCATTGATAAGAACTTTACCGACTAAAGCACCTACTCTAGGTTCTGCTTCTCTTCTACCACAACCTGGTTTAGCGCAACTTACAATTAAGTCACCTTTTCTAACTGGACCACATACTCTTACTGGCACTCTTCCTGTTAATGCAATATTAACACTTGTACCTTCTAAATTATGGTTCATTAAATAAGCAGGCATATCTGATACGACACCTGCAACTTTTTGACAATGGTCTTCAACACATTGAGTTGTTTCAGCGTGTCCGCCTATACACATAATAGTACCTTCTTCGTACTCTTTATCTGAACTATATTTTTCTGCCAAGTCAGCGTATTGTGCTTGTGTAGCAGTTGTAGTTAATACATTTGAAGCAGGGTTATAAAATAAACCTGTATCTGTTTTTAGTCCTTGATTACCTGTAGGACTATCTGAAAAAGTTATATACTTCGTTGCGTTAGATGAGTTATCAGAAGTTAAAGCAACTTGATTAGCAACATCAGCAGTACCTGTGATAGTGTTTGCAACTAAAGTATCAACCGTTAAAGTTGATGAAGCAACATTTAATTTATCTATGGTTACTGAACTATTTGCAATTTGTGAAGTACCTACGGCATTGTTTGCTAACATTGTAGAAGTTACCGTACCTGTATCTCCAGTTGTGATTAATGAACCTGTAATATCAGGTATTGTAATTACTCTATCAGCAGTAGGATTAGAAACTTGTAATCTAGTTTCATTGTCGTCAGCAGTAGAACCTTCAAATAACATTGAAGAACCATTAATAGTTAATCCTGCACCGACTAGTGTACCACCTGAAGTAATACCACCTGTTGTATTTAATTGTTCATTACCAAAGTCAATTGTTCCACTTGCAGAAATAATTGAACCACTTGAAATCGTTATGTTTGATATCTCGGCAGATTGACCTACATCTATTGTAGATATACCAGATAAGTTTGTATTTAAAGAAATGTTTAATGTATCTGGTGCTGATACCGTTGCAGTTAAACCAGTACCTGTTGAAACTAACATTGTGTTACCAGAAGCAACCGCCTGTGTGTTTGAGCCATCTGATAATATGAAACCAGCAGCCGCAATTGCGATTGAGTTAATTTCGTTTACAGCACCGATAACGGTAGTTGCAGATAAAGTTGGTGATAAGTTTGCAATATCACCAAAGTCATTAGCCGCAAGAGCATTAAATTCTACTCTTAACTTATCTAAACTATCTGTTTCTGATACTTGTCTTACTGCCATTATTTGTTTCCTTTATCGCATAATGTTTTTAATATATCTTTTATCTCAAACAATTCTGCCTTTAAATTATTTATCTCTCTACACATATCCTTCATTGCGTTAGTTGAGTTTTCTCTATTCTTTACTCTTTGCATATACATTTGATATTCAGTTTGATTATTGTTAACGATAGCACCACTTCTGTTATCTCTAACTAAAAAATCATTATGTTGTACTTTAATAAATCTACTCATAATACTATATCGCCAATGCAATACCTCTCATATCTCGTAAGATTGGTGGATAAGAAGAGTTTGTTCCTTTCAACACAATCTTAATTTGAAATGCAGAAAAAGCATTTAATCCTGCAACACTATATTTGTATTCTCTAAAGTCTTCGTCTGTTTCAGAAGCAGGTACCGTTGCGTCAGGTCTACCATCTGTATTGAACGGCACAAAATCTAATTCGTGTATATCTCTAACTTCGTCAGCGCTTGTTGTTCTAAAATAAACTTCTACTTCACTTGAACTTCTAACTACCTGTGTCAATCTAATATCTAACGCTGTTGAGTTGTTTGTCAATACAACAGGTTTAGTAATATAGTTTGAAGCAGTTGAGTTATCAGCAGGTGCTGTATCAGCAACAAAGTCTGGTGTGTTACCACTATCAGGACTATTCAATCTGTTTGCGATACAGAATACACTATTTCTTGCTAAGTCAATAACAGGAGATAGTTTTGTATTTGTACTTGATAATTCAAATATCGTAAAGAAAGACTTTTGACCATTCATACGAGTTGTTTCATTAGGTTGAGACATAACTGCCTGTGGCGCTGTAAAGTAAATATCATCTTGTAATGATACAGGTATTTTATTTGAATTAGTTGTTAATGAATATGGTGTTTGCGTTCCGTGAACTGACTTACTTGTTGTCGTTCTTACAAACGCATTTATATTACAACCAGGAACAGCAAGAGTTTGAATACCTGCAATGTTCAATACATCTATTTGTCTGTTTTGAGTTGAAGTAATTGCAGTACCTCCTATATCACCAGTCGTGTTTGCATTAGTTGAACTAGGTGAAGTAATATCAAAACTATCTAGTGTAATATTTGAAATTTGCGTATATGTTCCATTAATATCTGTATGTGCAAGACCATTATGAGTACCATTAGGAACTCCTGCAATCGTAACCACAGAATTTGTATCGTGTAAATTGTGATTAGGATGGAATACTCTAATTACTTTAGAGTTGTTAGTTGTTCTCAATGGGTTTTGTTTTAATGTTCTTGCTGGTAATTCTTTGTTTGCTAAATGAACGGTACCAGTAACCGCTTCAAACTCAGCTCTCTTAATTGTAAATTTAATATCTTCGTTTTGTTCAGTTGTCCAAGTAGAACCGTTTTGAGATTTAAACATAACACCAGCATATGGTTGTTGTGATATTGTTCTATTAGAACCTATGTTTGTTTCTCCTAATCTACCTACATAACAATTGTATTCGTTTGAGTTTGATAGAATTACAAAACAATATTCTGTTTTATCTTGTATGTACACAGGCGCAGGAAAAGTAAATGTAGTTTTTACTGAAGCGTCTGAACTTGTATTTACTGAACTAGGGTTTAATGATACTTCACCGAAAGGTAAGATTTTACTTCCAGGATAACCATTAACCGTATTTCTTAATTGAACCGTTATAGGTATGTTTGCGTCTTTTGTTGAGAAGTACAAATCAATAGAAGTTAAGAATACACCACCTTCGTCATCAACCATTATAGTTTGTGCTAATGGGTCTGCCCAACCCACAACTCTACTACCTGCTCTTGTTGAAGTTTCAAGTGTTTGTCTTGTTTCTGTAACCGTGTTTTGTACACCTCTAAATTCTCTAGTTGAAACGATTGTATCTCTAACCGTGTTTAATAATCCTCTTGCAACATATTCAGCGTTTGCAGCTGTTTCAACAGCGGCAGCGTCTTGCGAGTTAGTTGAAGATGAAGTTAATCTAAATGTTCTCTCACCTGTTCTCCATCTAGGATTACTATTTACTTTCGGGTCAGGTATTGCAAAAGTACCAGATACAGCACCGTTTGCGTCTGTAACCAAATTACCACCAAGAGAACCACCACTTGGCGTTATGTATGCAGTAATATCAACATTGTCAAAGAATGGATAAACTCTTGTATTAGGTTTTAATCTTGTTGCAACAAAGTCAACATTTCTACTTCTGATAAATGGAACAAAGGCAGTATCAACTACTCTATCTCCCATACTTGTTCTAATAGTTTGAGGTACGGCAGTTGTTGTAATTCCTGTTCTACTTTGGTTAACTTGGTTGATAGAAGTAATAGTCGTTCTTTGCATAATTGCACGACCTCTCATAAATCTACCACCTGTAGCAGTAACCGCTGAAGTTAACGGAGCACCTGTCCAGTTTGTTTGCCAATCATTCCATACGGTACCTAGTGCAATCTCATTTTGATTAGGTACTCTACCTTCTCTTAATAATTGGTCCCAAGCACCTGTATCAGAATTTACAACTAAATCTGGTGCTCTTTCTGTTTCTCTCCACTCATCACTTGAAGGAGTTAATTCTATTGTACCTACCCAACTGAATATAGCAAATGGGTTTACATTGATTGCTTTTGAAGCAAAAGGTTGATTAATTAAATCAACATTAGTGTAAGGTAAAGTTAATACTTCACCTGTTCTTTGATAGTTTGCAGCTGTTCTATCAGCGGCAAGAAGTGTTGTACCATCTTCGTCTATCTCTTCTAATTCAACAGCGTCTTGTTTAAATAGAGGTCTCATTATTTTCTTTCTATAATCAATAGAACATCTATGAGAACCATTTGTAACCTCACCGATACCGTGACCGTCAAAGTTATCTACAATAAATCCGTTTTTAAATCTGTCAAAACCATTACTATCTTGTATCTGTAATGCTTGAGCAGCAGTTTCTAATAATGATAATTGAGTATAGTATTCTACTCTATCAATCTTTTTGTTAATCTCTCCGATATCTCTCATTGTATATCTTCTATTATCAACCGTTTCAAAATTTACATCTTCAGGATTTAGAACATATGCAGGAAAATTAATTGTGTATAAGTGCATTGCATTTTCTAATTGACCAGGTTCTTGTGGTCTTGTATCTGGCGCACCTTGTAGTGTTTTAAATTCACCTTCTTTTGTAATGTAAAGTTTGTCTATTCTACCTAGATAATATTCGTGGTCTGTAAGTACATTTGTACCAAACTTGACAACATCAACAGCAGAAGCACCAGTACCATCATAACTTCTGTTTTGTTGACCAGCGTTAATCGTACTTGCGTCATCTACTCTAGGTCTAAAGTCTAAAGTATCTCTTAACTCAAAAGTATCTCCTGAAGTATCAGAAGTATAAGTTGGAATATCTTCGTAATTGATTGAGACATAACTATCTACACTAAAGAAGTCACCATTACCGTGTGTGAAATAATTAAATGTAATTAGTAATTGTCCTGTAGGTGCTAACTCACCTTGTTTTCTTACAAGTCTACCTATGTCATAGAAGTTATCTCTTTGACCTGTATCTAAATTAAATCTTTCTGTAATGTCTGTATCACCAGAAGTAGGTGCTGTACTGAAATCAGCAGACATCTTAACTGAAACTAATTGGTATACATCTGCTTTACCTAAACCAATAACTTTACTCTCGGCGTCTGATTGTGTAGCAATAGTAACCGTTTCGTTAGATTGTAATGTTTTTGATTTTTCGTTTTGTGCAGATTTAGTTAAAGTTGCAATAATCTTTACTTCGTGTCCTTGATGATTAGCACCAAAGTCTAAAGTTAGTGAACGACCTACTGGCGAACCACCTAGAGTGAAACAAGCGTCACCTTCGTGTTGATTACCTGTCGTTGATAATTTATTACCAACGGCACCTGAACTAGAAGCACCACCTGCTGTCATAATAGTTACCGAGTAATCTCTTTCTGATTGTGCAACAAAAGTCTCACCTGTGTTTGCAGTAATTGTAATGTCTCCAGTTGAAGATAGAGTACCAACAAAAGTTTTTCTAACCGTATAAGAAGTATCACTTATACCAGAGTTTGCATTTGTCTTTAATGTTTTAATTGTATCATAAGGCAAACTGAATATAGAAATATTTTTGTTTGGCTCTTGTAGTTTTGCTCTTCTTCTGATTATGATTGAGTTTGAAACAGCAGTTGCACCGATAGCACTATCAAGTGTTATTGATGAACTTGTATGTATTTGAAGAACCGTTTTAGTGATAATTGTACCACCTGTATCAGCAAATTCAACACTATCACCAATTTTTAATTCTTCATTGAATTTAGTATTGAAACCGACAACTAATGCTGAACCACCTGATATTGAAATATTACCAGAGAGTTGTACATTTTCACCGAAAGAACTTGTTAAATCTGTTTGGGCAGTATAAGTAGGTGAACCTGCCATTGTAATTTCTTTAGTATCATTGATTGAGTGAGAAGTAAATCCTTTATTACCAAATACATTTGCTTTAATAGTTGCAGTATTTGATGAACTAGAACCTGTGATTGTTTCTCCTGCTTGAAACTCTCCGTTAACAGAAGATACTACGACTTTACCCATAGATAAAGCACCACCAGAACCAGCACCTGTGTGTGCAGAACCATCAACTTCTGTTCCGTCAGCATTTACTAATATGAAATCTCTTTTTGCAGTACCACTAGTATCTGCTTTTACATAGAATACATTATCATTTAATTCTGTTTGAGTTGCGACACCTGTTATCTTAATTGCGTCACCATCTTTTATATCTGTATCAGCAGCAGTTGTGATAACAACAGGATTTGCAGCTGTAGATGAAGTGATTGCATAAGAAGATGTTGATGATGAAATACTTTCTACGATACCAGTTGCACCTGAAGTTGAACCTGTAATTGTCTCACCTGTCGTAAATGATACAGCGTCTGTAATACCGATATGACTAAACATTTCAACATCAAATAAAAAGTGTTTCATTACCTGACTAGCACTAGGCGCTATGTGACCAGCACTTGTAATTGGTATACCGATTGTATTGTTAAATTCAAAACCTTTTGTTTTTGCTCTACCTATTTCGTAAATGCAGTTTTGAACATTTGCATTTATATTTCCTGGAACATATGAAGGACTTGCAATTCTTAATTCTACTTTTTTAAATGTTTCTACTTTACCGGTTACAAAGTTTACATCTGGCGAACCGTAAACATTTGATACATTGACAAAGTTACCTACATCAAATAAAGTATTGAAACCGTTTTCTGTTCCAAATGTTCTAGGTTTATCAACAGCAACAAATTCTGTTCCTATCTTATCTACTTCATAACCTCTAACATATGCTTTACCAGGAGATAGTCCTAATGCAAGTTTACTTTCTAAACCACCTTCGGCAGCAGTAAAGATACCTCTATTATCTCCGTTAATTAAATGTTCTCTAACATCTAAATCAAATTGTCTGATTGCATAGTTACCACTTTCGTCAAAGGTTCTACGAGCAAGTGTATCTTCTAATATTGCGTATTCAGTTGTTCTAACTCTACTTTGTAGATTACCTTTACTCAATCTTAATAATTCAATAAAGTTATCATCTTCAACTGAAGTCAAAGCAAGTTTAGTTAAAGTTAAATCTATTTTAAATCTATGAGCACCAGGAGCATTTGCGTTTGATGAACCAGCCGCATTGTCAACTAGCGATGGGTCTTGGTTAGGGGTTACAAAACTTTCAGTAACCAATAAACCTACTCTATAAGAAGGTGTGTTTTCGTACTTATCTAATACGATTGATTGTTCAGCAACATTAACAGCGAAACCATTTATGTAATATGTACCAGCAACGATACTTGCAGCCGAACCTGTAAATGAGTTTTCACAAACAGCAGTTATAATTCCTAAAGTTGGGTGTGTTGCAGCTAAAGTTTCAGTAGCAACAAAGTCAGTTGTTGCGTTACCTACACCAGTCTTTGTATACTTAACATATAAAGTATTTGGGTCAGTTGAAGTTGCGACATCTACTTTAATTACTTTTGCGACAACCTGTGAAGTTTGTCCTGTTAACTCTAATCCTATGAAATCTGATAAGTTAGTTGTGCCGGCAAAAGAAGTTAACTTAATTGAGTAGTATCTCAAATCATAAGTTACCTCACCAGGTATCATTTGAGCACCATCTTCAAATATATGGTTACCCATTTTCTCTACTTGGTTTTGTAGAATAGATTGTGATTGTGTTAATTCTCTCGCTTGAACAGCAAATGCTGGTCTAAAAAGTATTCTATGAAACTTCTTACTTTCTGAAAAATCATCAAAGTAAGGCGAGAGGTTAAAGTCAGTTTTTGCTGGCATTTATTTTCCTCTTAAAATTCAATAATCAATTTAACATTTTCAGTCTGGTCAGCACTTCTTGCGACAGGCGCTCTGTTTTCAATGTACATTACATCTCCACTATCTTCGTCTATCTCTGGTAGTGAGTGACCACTAATTAATGAAACATTACCTATTGTTTCGGTTACTCCTGTTGGTGTTCCTGTTGCAGAAGAAGTAGCACCTGTTATTACATCTGTGCCACTAAACAATATTCTGTTTCCGTTTGCGTCAACACCTTCATCACTATATCTCGTTTGCGTGTAAAATAAAATTTTATTAGCACTATCAAATTGTACTACTTTACCTACAGCACCTGTATTTGTTTGTGTAATCTTTTCGTCTACTTGGAATGAACCAGGTGTACCTGAAAATCTAACTGCTCTTGTTGCTCTTAATGTTGTAACCGTAGCAGCAGAACCACTTGATTTCGGGTCTCTAATTAATGCAACTCTTCTAAAGTCGTTTGCAGTTGTAAAGTCACCAGAGTTTGCAGTTTCAGCACCTTCAAAAGAAGTATTAAGAATTACAAAGAAAGCACCTAATTCTTCAAATGGGTCAAAACCGTGACCACCTTTTGGTTCAATTATACAATCTAATTCAGCACCTGTTAGTGAACCACCACCAGCAGTATTAATATCTGATACTCTAATATTTGCATAAGAATATCCTGAACCTTTATTTGTAACCGATACAGCAGTTACCGAACCACTTGTAATAGTGATTGATACTTCACCACCAGAACCATCACCTCTCATAGGAATGTTTGTGTATGTTCCAGCAGTACCACCTGTACCAGCAGTTTTAATTTTTACTATGTTTACAGCACCATCAACAGCACCATTGGTTACATTTGAGTTTGATGAAACTCCCATAAAGTCAGTTGATAAAAAGTTTGCTTGTGCAGACGCAGATAGAGTGAACATATACTTCCATTTGTAATCATCTGAAGTTTGTAAGATAAGTGTTGCGTTCTCACCAGTAGGTTCTACCGTTGAAGGACTATCGTTATTATTATCTAAACATTTGTATACTTGAAAGTTGCTGTTCATTACATAGAAGTTTGCGTCAAATAGATTAGTAGCGCCAGAATTAGCAGATTGGATAGAGGTACCACCTGTAATTCTATTACCATAATCGTGTCTGTAATAGTCATATGTTGTTCCACTAGTCCAGTTAATTCTAGGAGCTGCGAAACTTACATCTGAGCTGTTTATTCTTTTTACAGCCAATAAATCATCAAAAGTATCATACTCTTGTTGTACACTATCGGCAGGTGTAATTGGGGTACTATCAGTACCTAAATTTTCTGTTCTTCCGTCTGGTCTAGTTTTAGTACCAAACGCAGAAGGTTTTCCGATTCCTAGATAATATACATTACCTGAAGCACCGAAAGAAGTTTGAAATGCTTGTGCATTGTTCCTTCTGAATTTACTTGTTATAATTGCTGGCATTGTTTTCCTCTATCTTTTACGCTATATTTATAACATTACCCATACCGCTATGCGAGGTACATTGGTAATATAAAGTTGTTGGTGCGTTCATAGGAACATTAAAGATTAATGAACCTGAACTACCACCATTGTTTGTAATTCCAAAGTTATATGCAGAACCACCATTAGATACTCTTATCTGGAATGGATGTGAACCACCTTGGTTCAAAACGAACTCATAAGTATGTCCTCTCTTCAAATATAAGATTGGGTCGTTTTGTGGATTTGCAGCTCCATTAGCACCTATGAAACCATCTCCGTTAAATACGAAATCACTTGAACCATTATTTGTAACCGTGAATTGTGCTGATATTCTACTTGCAGGAGTATAATCATTAGGTCTCCAACGACCAATACCTCCTACATTTTCATAAACTAATACTTGTCCATAAGACGGAGGATTAGTTGTTGTATCAACATCTGATAAAACATTGATACCATCGTTTTCTGTTAATAAAGTAATCCAACCTGAACTCGTTGCAAAAAACAAATTGTTAGTGTTTTCTGCCATTGCGATAGCACCAGAGTAAGTTGTTGAATTAGGAAAGGCACCTGAAGTACTAAAGTTAAATTTAAGTTTACTTCCACTACCTTGTAAATCTATATTACCAGCACCTGATATATTATTAGAACCAGTTGCTAGATTACCACCTAAACTAGGTGTAGTATCATCTGATAGATTATTTAAAATCGTTGTTGGTCTAAATGCAGAAGCACCAGCATTCCATACAAGTGCTTGTCCACTTGAAGGTGCTTGAGTAGTTGTGTCTACATCTGATAATGCGTCAATAGATGAAGTACCTGATAGCATTTCATTCCATTGTCCGTTGGCAGCATAATAAGCTTTGTATGCGTTTGTATCAACAGCAAAGGCACCGTCCATCTGTGAAGCACTAGAGAAACCTGCTAATTGACCACCACCTTGTCTTATATAACTATTACCTGTAAGAACTAAAGCACCAGTACCTGTACCGTTACCTGTAATGATTGGGTCATTGTAAGTTTTATTATTAAAAGTTTGTGTATCAGAAAGAGTAGCGACAACCGTATTATCAATACCATATCTAACGGTATCATCTAAAATAGTTGAAGTTAATCCTGCTGTTGCAGAAAACAATAATGTATTACCTACGGTATAACTATCAGTTGTTGTACCATCAGATAAAGTTATATTAGAACCTACTTGTTTCCAATACATCTGACTTGCGCCATCAGTTGCAAGTACATAAGTTGAAGTACCTACCGTATCAGGAAAGAATAACTGGTCTAGTTTTACTTTACCAGAACCATTAGGAAGAATTTCAATATCACCATTTGCGACAGAAACTATCTTATTTCCGTTAACATCTAAATCGCCACCTAGTTGAGGTGTTAAGTCAACGGATATATCTCCTGCGGCCGCAGACGCAGTTGGTTCAAATCTATTATTAGAAGTGTTCCATTGTAATACTTGGTTTGATGAAGCACCAGCAGTTGTTATCTGTAAATCATTACCATCGCCTAGTGCTGTGTAGATTTCGTTGAAGTTGTCATTGACCTTATCACCACCGACACGCAGGTTATCACCTGTTCCGTCATTGGGAGAACTTCCTAATCCTATACTTTGTTTTGCCATATTTTTCTTCCTGTCCTAATATTTATAACCGATTTTAAACGGTACTATCAAAAGTTGCTGTACCACTACTAAATTTCTTTTGTGTATTACTAAATCTACCTTGAGGCACTAATACCTCAGCAGGATATGTAATAAATGTCTTCGCAATTGTTGATAAATCGCCATATTGTAATAGTGAACCATCAGCGTTAGTATTCGTACCTATCGCTCTTAATTCTGCTACTCTACCCCATACCATACTTGAAGCAGACATTGACCTTTGAAAGTACTTGTCAAAACTTCTTAATCTAGGTCCTGCATATACAGAACCGAAGTTTGTATTAAATGTTCTAAAGTTGTAAAAAGGTTTGAACTGAAAACTAAATGCTATGTTTGTTCTTCTCAAAGTCAAGTCTCTAGTATTACTAGCAAAAGGCGAACCACCTTGACCTGCTTGTGAACCTTCAGTTATTCCTAATCCTGCGTTTGGTCTTAATGAAGTACCATCATCTATCGTACCTAGTCTTCTACCAAACACCGTAGCGAATAGTGTATTTAAGATAGAGATAAATGGACTTGCCTCAATACCAGTAACCCTACCAACAACAGGTACTTTAATTCTATTATCTAATCTACTTTCAATATTAACTTGTCCTGTAAAGTAGAAACCAGCAGGGTGCATAGTCTTTTTAAAACTATCTCTCCACTCATCAATTGTACGACCTACTTTAATTACATAAGAAAAGTCCTGATAGTATAAACTATCTTGTATCTTCATTGTTGTTTCTGATAAATGTCCGTCTTCTGAAATATATCTACCTTCAGACGCAGAAACAGCAACAACATCAACCGTTGAAACTGATTTATTTGTTTTTGCCATAAGACCAGTTGTTGATGATAAATTACCTGACATTACTTCGTGTCCTATAAAATCACCGGTTACATCTTTTAATCTTAATATACCTCTAGCACTATCCCAACTTAAAACAACACCTGAATTACCTGAAGTACCACCAGTAACCGTTTCGCCTGTTGCATAGTTACCATTCGCAAGTAATATTATTATTGATTGTGGTATTGAAACCGTAGGAGGTGATGGTGCTTGTTCGTGTTTAGAACCTGCCTCAATTACTTTTATACCGAGTAGTTTTCCTATCTCATCTCCGTATGCAAATATCTCAGCGTTAACACCAGTTGAACTTGTAACCGTTACCGTAGGTGTTGTACTATAACCAGAACCACCATTAATTAATCTGATATCAGTTATATCTCCGATACCATCTTCTAAAACTATTTTATCGCCTGGGTTAATATCATTTTTACTTGTTGCAGTTTCATAAACAATATGGTCATAACCACTTCCTGTTTCTCCTGCAATCGCACCATTAACAACAGCAACTTCTGCTATCGCACCAGCGCCATCTGTATTATCATTTGTAAATTTTAATTGGTCACCTATTTGATAATTGTTACCAGCCGCATTGATAAAGAAACTATTTACAGGACCTTGTCCTATATCTGATACTTGACATTGTGAACCACCACCGCCACCAACTAGAGAAACATTGTCTCCGTTTTTCATTAGTGAACCAGGATTAGATATTGTAAATGAACCAGGTATACCTGTGATAGTTGATTTAATAAACAAGTCATCTGTATCTGTAGCAGTACCTTGTATAGTTTCACCTACAGCAAAAGTACCTGTGATACTTTCTTCGTTCAATAAAAATTCAGAAATAAAATCAGCACCTATTTGAAAACGAGATATGTTTTCTACAATTGCAGTCGCACCTGAAGTAGTACCTGTAATTTTTCTACCAATTAATAAACCAGTATTACCTACAGGATTGATACATCTTAATACTCTATTAAATGTAAACTCTCCATCTGATACTCTTAACATTTGTTCTCTAGGATAAAATGTTTCTGATTTTATACCGAACAATAATCTAAAAAATATTTCGTGTCCTTTTGCAGTACCTTTTGTTCTATAAAGTGATTTGATATTTTTAATTAAATTTCTTTTATTAACATCTTCGTGTAAGTCTTCAGGTATAGTTTTCATAAACTCATTTCTAAATTGATTTAAGAAATGCTGAATAACTTTGTCTGGGTCTCTAAAGTTTAATAAGTCTTGTATGTTTTGAACTGGATTAGGTTTGTAATTACCTATGACACCTGACGCTTTAGAAGTTTGACCTACGATAGTCTCACCTCTAATAAATTTATCTTGCGAGGTTATAATAAAACAACCATCGCCATCTGTCTCTTCTTGTAGTATTACTGCTTCAGCGTTTGATGTTTGACCTTTGATTACTTCGTTTTGAGTAAACGCACCGAAAGATGAAGTCTCTTGTAGTATCTTACCACCTGCGTCTATTTGAGTTGCTTCTGAACCTAAACGACTTGCGTTTAGAATTAGATTATTAGTTTGACCTGTTTCTGTTTCAAGTAATATACCTTCTGTACTTTGTGAGTTAATAATCTTTAACTCGGCACTTTCCATAAATGTAAAATATGTTCTAACAAATTCTACAAATTTAGGATGCTGTTCAAGTACAAATTCAGGTACCTGACTACCTAAAAGGTTAGTAATCTTCTTACTGAACTTTGCCATTTATTAATATGCGGATGTAGTAGTGTAACCAACTCCAGCGTCTGAAGCACCACCTACAAAAGTATCTTTGACAACATTGATTGTAGAGTTTGTAATATCTATTTCTAATATCTGGTCTCTAACTGGAACAATGTCGTTTGATGATGGTTGAACGGTTAACTCTATTACACTTGAAGCACTCCCTCTAATATTTGATATACTTGTTACCTGTAATGAATTGATTGTAATGGCACCACTAGAATAATCAATAGTACCTTGCGTTGTATTTGTATAAACTCTAGTCGCACCTGATAGATAATATCTTCTTACATTTCCTTGTCCATCATCATCTAAAAATTGTTCAAAGTCAGAACCATTAACTTTAAATCCTGTTGATGTTAAGATACCACCCATAGTAGAGTTGTGTCCCATATGAGGATTGTAAAGTGCGTTTCTGAAATAGACATTATATTTTAAAGAACTATTTAATGTAGGTGTAAAAGACTTTCTAATTTTTAAAGTAGTTATATTAGATAATAAACTTGTATCGCTATCATCTATCAGTTTTACTACTTTTGAATATCTGAATACACTATCAAATTTTTGTAGTGTGTTTGAATTGTATGTGTTTAACGCTGTTATAATATCTGATTTCAAAGTCTCACTATCTTTTGTAGTAGCGGCAGCGTCATACTTTGCATTTGTTGTTAATAGAATAGATGTTATTTCTGGGTCTACTATTTGAGGTGTAACCGAACCAACATTATATTCTTTTAGTTTATCAACTATGTCTGATTTTGTTTGTGTAGTTAATGTAGAACCACTAGTCGCCTTGATTGCGATTTTGACAACACCATATACAGGTGTCTCATCATCTTCACCGCCCCAAGCGCTAACTGATTGTGCATTAGGATAAACAGACCTTACTTTTGTTTCATAATCAGAAGTGGTTACTGCTCTGTCCTGTGCTGTATATTGTAGTGGCGCATTAAATCTTATACTCTCTTTACTTTCAGGTTCACTACCACCTTGCGATACACTTTTCGTTGTTACCGTAATGTTTGAGAAACCTCCGATAGAACCTGCAGGAGTAAAAGAACTTGCACCGTTTGATTGAGATTTATTTGAAACGACATATTCTAATATTACAATATTACCTTGTTTAGGTTTTCTACCTAGTATACCATCACCAAAGGTTACTTGAAACTTACCTGTATCTGTTTCATTTAAGAAATAGATATTACTTTCAGCAGATAGTTTTGTTAAACCTGTAACCTGTGAATAGACACTTGAAGAAGTATCTTGTAAACTTGTTTGTACTTTTACTTTTAATGTAGCAGTATCAGCGTTTACACTAGGTATAATAAATTTTTGGTCTGGGTCTTGTTCGTCAACCGTATATCTAAAAGTTGTAGGTGTTCCTTCAAATAAAGAAACATTTGAGAACTTGTAAACACCATCAACAGGTGATGTTGTTATATCTTCGTTTGTGATATAGTTATAAGTTGTGCCATCAACCGATGTTGTAAAAGTTGTATTCTTATCCATCGTCAATGTTGTTCCTGTTGCGTCATTAACATTAATGTCAACTGAAGCAACTGGTGATTTTGCTGATGAAGGTGTATAACCTAACATCTTAGCAAGTGAAACTACATTTGCTCTTATGTCTGCTGAGTCCAGATACATTTCATTTGCTAACATATTAGCATTGAAACCAAGATAGTGTGTATTGTATGCTAATAAATCTATTAGAATTGCAAAACCACTACCTTCAAAGTTATAGTCTGAAAATTCTGCTTGTTGCGAAAGAAAGTTTTTTAAATTTACTTTTATTGCGTCAAAATCTAATTCTGAAATCTCTAATTTTGTGCTTGCCATATTATCTTAACCTTTGTAAAAATGTCTCTACGACAACTGGTGTTTGTATACCTACAACATAGAAAGAAACCTGTAAATGATAGGCATTTCTATCTTCTAAAGGTTCTGCTACAACTGAACTAATCTTTGCTCTAGGTTCAAAGTTAATTAAAACTTCTTGTACCTTTCTTTCTAAATTCAATGCTGTAAGAGGTGTCATATTTTCAAATAACAATGCTCTTACATCACTACCTATTTCAGGATGAAAAGGTCTCTCATAATGATTTGTTTGTATTAAATTCTTTACACTTCTTTTGACAGCTTCAACATCTTCTAATTTTGTAATATCACTTGTTGTTTGATTACGCAAAAAGTCAAGGTCTAAATCAGAATATATCCTGTTTACCCTATCTTTACTTGTTGAAGATTTACTATCATAGTTTGCCATAACACTAATATTTATACACTAACCAGCAAAGACATTAGGCGAACCTTCAGCAACACTAGTACAACCCGATATTGCGTCACCAACACGACCACAACCTTTACCATTTATAAAGACCGTTGTACTACCTTGAGCAATCGGAGCTGCGTGTGCAGGACAAGGTAGACCTGGCAATAGATGTGTAGTATTGTTATCACCTTGTCTACTGATAGCAATACCATTGCAAAATACATCTGGCGAACCTACTGCTCTTGCAGGTGTGCTACAATGGGTAACATCTTTATCGCCTATTCTCGTAACCGCCGGCATTCCCTTTTCATTAACTCCTGTAATTTGTCGTTAAAGGTTTCTATTAACTTATGTTCTTCTTCTGTATGAGGTTCTTCGGGATATTTAGGATTAAATGAAATAACAGCACCTATCTCTTGTGGTATTTCATCAAAGTTAGTGTAAGTGTAGATACTTCGTCCTACTTTTATCTTAAATACACCTTCCATTTAACCTTGTCCCCTATAAGCCTTCCAACTTCTCTTCTTTGACTTGTTCATACTACTAAATTTAACCATTCTCTTCTTTTTTCCCTGACTTGTCTTCTTTGGTTTGCCTCTAGTATATAAATTTACGCCAAATAATCCTTTTCGTGCCATAAACCTCCATTTGTTATGGATATTTATGAAACTTTTTAGAAATTACACTTAAATTGTGTGTAAACACCGCCGTGTTTTAAAGTTTTTTTAATACTTTCTCTTTGAAACTTGTTGTCAATGGGATTATCTTCCATATTTGGGAAAATTTTGCAATCTGTAAACTTAAAAGAACATCCAGAGAACAAAAATAGTACAAATAACCCAAAAAATATTGATTTTTTTGAAAAAATGCTCATTTTTTGCTTGACACCTTTCGTTAATTGTTCTATTATGTATGTATAAACTATGAAAGGACTAAAAATGAGTACATTTTTTGCGTTTACAACTATTATGAGTGCAATAATGGCAGTAGGTTCTATTGAAGATTGCGGTGGTCATTGTCTAGGACAAGAAAACTGGACAATGTTTTTCGTAATGTTCGTTATAACTATAATTTCTGCTGTTTTGTGTTTCTATTTTCAAGGAAAAGAAGATAGTCAGTAAATATATTGCTATAATCTGGTTATCAGGTTATAACTATTTTGATTTTCAATCAAAAGATATGGTTCTGCTAGGTCAGTTTGACAATTGTAAGGAACCACATCAAATCGCTAAACAAGAATATCCACAACACAAAGCCTTTTACTGCGTAAGTGAAAGCCATTATGAAAGGTACAATAAGAAATGATTACTTTTTTAATTGTTTACCACGCTGTCGCTGTAGTCGGTTGTATGGTGTCAGAAAGTCTAGTCTGTTTTCCTGGATTCTTTTGATTTAATATTCATCCACTTTTCTTGTTTTTCTACTTTAACCTCATTGAAATCTGGAAAGATTAGGGTGTGTTGTTCATTTTCAGCACGCCCAAACTTAATCTTATCCCAACCTCTTTCGTGCATATAGTATAGAAACATTTTTGTAATAACTTCTATACCTGCTATCGCACCTGCGAAGTCAAATCTTCCTGTAATTAACCAAGATATTAGAAATGTATCACTAGTGGCAAGAATACGCCAAGTCAATGTCTTTAACAGACTTCTCTTCTTTTGTGATTGCATTGATTATGCCCAAGGTGTATAACCTTGTTCCTTCGCTGTTGGGTCGTCTTCTGAAATAATCTCATTGACTTCAGGTACATAGTGTTTCATCATACTCTCAACACCTTGTTTCAAAGTCATTTGAGACATTGCACACCCAGCACAACTACCTGCCATAACTAGATGTAGTTTGCCGTCTTCAAAAGATTTAAATTCTATCTTACCACCGTGCATTGCAACTGATGGTGCTATCTTATCTTTTAAAACAAATTTTATCTTTTCTATTGTTTCTTCCATTACACTAAATTTAGTTTTGCCTCTTGTTCTTTAGTCATAGGTTGTATACCTGGACCTGGTTGTTGTAGAACATAGTTACCACTAATACTTATTCTTTCATAGTCAGTATAGAAAGGTGCTACATAGTGTTGAAGTGTTGCAGGAAAAACATACATCAAACCTCTATAAGGTTCTACCGTAAAGTTATTTGCTTGTAAATTTGAAATCTTTTCGCCATATTGAAAACATAATTTACCTGATACCTTTGCATTAGTAGGTGGTACATTTTCAGTAAATATCTTTTCGTCTATATCACCAAACATTACAAAACTAAAAACACCACTATGGTCGTGTGGTGGATTGAAATCGTATTTGTGTTGAAAGTTAATCCATAACTGGTCTAATCTTAACACATTAGGTTTATTATCAGGCGATAATGTTCTATTGATATTAGGCCAACCTGAACCATAGTTACCTGAAAGTATATCAAAGAACTCAAATACCTTCTGAACAATCGCCATATCAGCACGATTACGAACTTCGCCTTTATCATATTTAACAGAAGTGCTTTGTTCAGTAGAACCCATAACACCTGCTAGATTATTTCTATGGTCGTTGTCTTTAGGTTTTTCTTTTCGTATTCGTTTACCCTCATCAATTAACATCTGTAAAATGTTATCGTCTATTTCTGTTCTATAAACAGGTGGACCAAAAGGATATAATACTTCGCCGTTGATTTCTTTGCCGTCTCTATTTCTACCAATCATTTGAGGTAAGACGGTCTTATCTCTCATTTTTGTCATAACTATTATCTTATACTATTCTATCTCACTTGTCAATATGCCGTATTCTTTTAAAGTCTGAATAAGGAACTTCTTCTCTTCTGTAAGTATCCTATTTTGAGTTTCTAATATACTAATCTTCTTATCTAAATCACTAGGTCCTCTTTCATCATCAAGTACCATCTGTAATTGTTTCTTCAGTATATCCATCTGAAACTTAAAATCTTTCTCTAAAGGAACAGGACAACCAGGTGCCATACGCAAATCTATGACATCTTTATTGTACAATTCTTCTTCTTGTCTTTTTCTATCGTAATTCATTATACTCCAAAACTTTCTCCACAACCACAACTACTTGTTGCGTTAGGATTCTTTAATTCAAGGAAACTACCAAATATCTCTTTCTTATATTCTATCGTCATACCTGATAGCATTAATAAACTATTCTTATCCACTAATAGACTGAAAGTATCGTAATCTAACTTCTCATCTTCCTCGCCTTGTTTATCATCAAAAGACCAGTCGTATTTAAAACCTGCACAACCACCACCTTTAACCTCTAGTCTTACAAACTTCTTATTATGTTCCTTTGCAAGATTGATTAAATGTTCCTTCGCTGTATCTGTAAGATTAATTAAACTCATATATCTTTTGTCTCCATACGACCCATTAAAATGTCTATTAATAATTTCTCAAAGTCCTGAAACATATCCCACATATGACTTTGTTCGTTCATCTGAAAGAATATGGCGATACACAATGCTATTATCGCAAGTGTATTGACCAGGCATAGAATTAGAATTAATTTATTCATATGATTATTTAGGGGAGATTTAACTCCCCCAAATATTACCAATTATCGGTTGACTTGACAACTCTATGACCTAGTACCAATCCTTTATTCTCACCTTCTTTTAAGGTATAACCAGATGTACCATTGCCATTTATATCCACTTCTGTACGAGAGGAAGCGAGAGCCTTTTCTTTTCGCTCAATCATCTTCTTCTTTCTATAAGTGGAGAGTAAATAAGTATGTCTATTCATAACACCCTCCTATGTTTCAAGTTAGGTGCGTTCCTTCAGGCGAGTGCCCTACTTCCGACCATAAATGGTTGAACGAATAAAACTATTTATAACTTTACGGTTGAATAAAAGAAGAGTAAGAATAGATAGTGGTATAGCGTACAGGAACTCGTCTATTATATTGTTGCCTATAATTCGTTGTTGTTCAGAATACTCGGTGATGGTACCGATAATCGCAACATACATAAACGCAAAGAGATAAGATAACCCTACGAGTTTCGCCCCGATTTTTATTAGAGAATAAACTCCGAGAAAAAGACGCCCTATACCCCGCCGAAGCCAGTCCAATTCCATTTATCCTTAAATCGTTCCTCCTCATCCTTATATGGTGGCGCAAACACACACCTTATAATGAAGACGACCGAGAATCCTAATATGAAGAAAGTTATCATTGTTTGTTGCGTCCGTCTCTATGCTGTACTCTATGGTATCTCTGGAGGACTCTACACATCTATGTATAAGAAATGAGAACTCCAGAGGTACGATTAATTGATAACACTTGTAATTAATTGTAATGCAAGTGCTAATATTGTAAGTGCTGTCAACATTATCTTAACGCCGTTGAGTATGAGTTAATCTCTAAACCAACACACACAATATCAATAACAGGTACTGACCATTGCATAATGAACTCCTATGTAAAGGTTAATATTACTTGTTATACTATTATTTATTAATACAGAAAAATCGCTTGACAAGGTAGCGACTATGTGTTAGTATGAAGTATGATAAAAATTAAACAAGAAAGGACTATACTATGAGTTGTGAACATACACAAAGATTCCTAGAGGATAAGTATGAAGAAGGCTTAGAGCAAGGTATGTCAGAAGCTGAGGCTGAGGCATATGCTCATAAGTGTTTAGAAGAGTGCCCTTAATAGGAACATAAAAAATATCCCAGGAAATTTCCGCACCCAAAAGTTATGGCTTGCGCCAGTCTCCAGTAATGGGTAAATGTCTAGTATCGTCTATTGCATTTATAGATTACCCTGGCACTTCTAGTTTTAAAAGGCCCTTTCCTGTCCAGGATTTCAGAATTAGTTTAGGTTTATTGTCTTACCTGTCTTCGTGTTGTCGCCTGTTACCGTTTCTGTTCGTGTGCCTGCTATGGTCTCACTATGCGAACCATCTACGGTTAATGTGTAATTACCACCCACCTTCAAGTTATAATCACCACCACTATTTACATTTACCTTACCTACTCGGGTGACCACA